CTCCGAGGCAGGTGTTATAGTCACATTTGTTATTGTTATACCAGGTATGAATTCCGCAACAGAATCTCTAATTTCTGATTCTAAATCAGAAAAAGTAGGACCATCCAAAGGTTCGAATAGATACTCATATAATCTTGTTCCAAAGTCAGGTAAATAATATCTTGTACCTTTTCTAGTTAACAATAAATGAATTAAATTACTTCTGATTTCTTGTTCAGTTGTTTGAGATAAACTTAAGTAATTTCCTTCATAAGAATCCTTGAATGGGAAATTTATACCATATGTAAAACCATTTGCCATAACAATAAATATATACCCTATATTTTTTCTATAAATACCATAAAACAAAAAATCACGACCTTAAGTCGTGATTCTTATTTTTAAGATGAACATCCAAAACAATCAAAAGGTGAATCCGTTGGTTTGTTTGTAACAGGTTCAATATGAGGTAAGGTTGGTGTTACTTTTGGTTTATCCATCTTGGATATATCCATAGCCAAATGTTTTGCTCCTGTTGATATTGCCTTTGTTCTCACATAATAACAAAGTGTTTTTAAACCTTTTTGCCATGCGTGGAAATGTGATGAAGTAATCTTCGATAAAGTAGGATTACCCATATAGATATTCATTGATTGTGATTGGTCAATAAAAGGTCCTCTATCTGCCGCCATATCAATTAATTCTCTTTGTGATATTTCCCAAATCGTTTTGTACTTCTTAATCAAGTGTTCAATTCTTTTAACTTTTTGATTATACTTTTTGTCTTCGGGGTCTAAGTAGTTGTTGAAATTAATATTTTGAATTGAGCCTTCATTGTATATAATTTCATTTTTCAAATCTTCACCCCAAATACCAAGTTTCTCAAAGTCATTAATAAGATACTTATTTACAATCATGATTTCACCACCAACTACTCGTCTGTTGAAGATTGCTGAGTGAGCGGGTTCTGTCATTTCATATGAACCAGTAATCTTAGCAGAACTTGCTACAGGCATTTGAGCAGTAAACAATGAATTACAAATACCATATTGTTTAACATTTGACTTTAATACTTCCCAAGGCCATCTACCTGATAAATCAGATTCTGTTAATCCCCACATATCAAATTGGAATTGACCTTGTGACATTGGTGAACCATCAAAATGGACATATTTACTATAATCACCATCAATTACCAACCTATTACTTTCGGTGATTGCAGCAAAATAAATTGTTTCAAAAATTTCTTTGTTTAATTTTTTTGCTTCAGGTGAAGTAAACTCATAATCCATAAGATAAAACACATCAGCTAAACCTTGAGTTCCTATAGCAATAGCTCTTTGTTCTCTACCACCTTTTTCACCTTTTGCTGTTGAGTAGTTATTAATATCAACAACTTTGTTTAAAGCTCTTACAACCTTTCTTGTTTCTTCATAAAGAAGTTGAAAATCAAACTCACCATCTTTTACAAAGTTTTTCAATACCATTGAAGATAGTGTACATATTGCTGTAGTTTTCTCGTCAGTAAATTGGTAAATCTCGTTACAAAGATTTGATTGTTTAATAACCCCAATGTTCTGATGATTAGTTTTGTTGTTAGCATTATCTTTAGAACAAAGGTAAGGTACACCAGTCTCAATTTGAGATTCAATTACCTTAGTCCAAACATCTGTTGCTTTTACTTTTTTACCTAAACCTAGATTTACCGCTTGTTCATAAACACTTTCGTATTCTGTACCAAAACATTCTTGTAATGGTTTTAAACCAGCTTTCTTAATATCATTAGGACAGAACAAATACCAATCACCACCCTCTTTTACGGCTCTCATAAAATTATCAGGAATCCACAAAGCTGTGAACAAATCCCTTGCTCTTAGTTCTTCTGCACCTGTATTCTTTTTAATGTCCAACAAGTCAAAGATATCTTTATGCCAAGGTTCAAGATAAATTGCGGCAGAACCTGGTCTTCTACCTTGTTGGTTAAAGAATCTTAATGATTCATTTGCTATTTTAAGATATTTTAACAAACCTCCAGCAAAACCACCAGATGTGCTTAATCTACTCTCCTTACTTCTAATATTTGACATACAAAGCCCAATACCTGCAGCATCGGCAGAATAAGTAGAAATGTCATTCATCGTGGCCAACAATCCCTCTCTTGAGTCATCATTGTTATAATGTAGAACACAAGATGCCAATTGAGGAATCTTTGTACCCGCATTAATCATAATTGGTGTTGCAGGGGATATTAATTGATTTGATAATGACTTGTAGTATTCTACAGCTTCATCAAATGATTTTGTTACCCATAGTGCAACCCTCATATACATATGTTGGGGTCTTTCCACAGTTACACCTTCAGGTGTTTTTAACAAATACATTTCAAATAAGGAACGCCAAGCAAAGTAATCAAAGTTATAATCGTTTTCGTGATTGATTACTTCATCAATATTTAAATCACCATAGGAATCAATCATATTGATTAACTCTTGATTTACAATACCAAGGTCGGCCAACGACTTCATTGTTTCACTAAAACTCTCATTTGTTTCTTTGTGATATGAAGATATTGCAACAGAAGATGCCAACCTCGAATAATCGTGGTGGCTACCTGTATATGATGCAGCAATTTCATAAATCAACTTATCAAGTTGTTTTGTTGATATGACACCTTCTGTTGGTACGGAAGTAATAACCTTAATAAAAATCTGGTCAGAGTTTACATTTAAGTTCTTACTCGCTTTTTTTATTCTGTTTTGTATTTTGGTGGGGTTAAAGGATACAACATCCCCATCCCTTTTTTGAATTCTTAATGACATAGTTTAATTTTAAAAATCGTCTGTGAATGAAATTGTTTCGTTAAGTTTTGCTTTTTGATACTCAACCGTTCTTGATTCAAAGAAGTTACCTTTTGTTTCAACGGCAATTTGTTCCATAAACTTGAATGGTTGTTCTACATTGAAATGTTTACTACATCCCAACTTAACCAGTAAACCATCAACAACAAACTCCAAATATTGTTTCATAAGATTGGAGTTCATACCGATTAAAGATACTGGTAGTGATTCTGTAATAAACTCTTTTTCAATTTCCAATGCTGAAAGTAATATTTCTTTTATTCTTTTTTCACTTGGTTTGTTTTCAATATGGTTGTTCAATAAGTGAATTGCGAAATCACAATGTAGGTTTTCATCTTTGAAAATCAAGGAGTTAGCATTACAAAGTCCTTGCATAATTCCTCTTGATTTCAACCAAAAGATAGAACAGAATGAACCTGAAAAGAATATACCTTCTACCGCAGCAAAAGCTACCAATCTTTCTTGGAAGGATGCTTTTTCAATCCAATTTAATGCCCACTTGGCTTTCTTCTGAACTGCGGGTAATCTATCGATTGCATTGAAACATTCATCTTTTTCTTCAGGATTGGATATATAAGTATCAATTAACAAAGAATACATTAGTGAATGGATATTTTCCATCATCAATTGAAATCCATAGAAAAATTTTGCTTCAGGATATTGCACTTCTCTATAAAAGTTTTCAGCCAAGTTCTCATTGACAATCCCATCAGATGCTGCAAAGAATGATAATACATTTTTAACAAAGTATTGTTCATTCTCTGATAAGTTCTGCCAATCCCTAATGTCTCCACTTAAATCAACTTCTTCAGCTGTCCAAAACGCAGCCTGATGTTGTTTGTAGTATTCCCAAATGTCGTGGTATTGGATTGGGAAAATCACAAAACGATTGGGATTTTCTGTTAATATTTTTTCTGTCATAATTAATTTGTGTTTTCTCTTTGTTTTCTTTTTTCTAATAAATCTTTAATTCTTTGTCTATTGTTTTCTTCTTTTTGTTCTTCGTGTCCCAAGAATGTTACCGAAGATTCTGTATCGATGTCCAACATCCCATTATCAAACTTACAATTTTCAAAGATAATACCATCATCACCAATTCTTGATTTTGTAATCGCAATTGTTGCTAACTTCATTTCTTTTTGTTGTAATGTTTTTGCCACTGATATAATCACATGACCCACCTGAGCTTTCTTAATAGAACCACCCATTTGGTCTGTTGTTACAACTTCAGCAGAAATAGAACTTCTATTACCTTGTGTTGCTGTCCATCCTACCAAGTTCAATTCGTGACACATTGCTTCAAATGCTCTCATAACTGAACCCTCCGATTTCCATTCATCACCCAAGTTTTTCTCAGGTACAACACAATCGATGTAATCTAATAAAATCATATCAATTTTACATCCATCAGCAATCTTTTTTCTTACAAGATTTTTGATTTGTGTCATTGTCATTGTATCAGAGGGAAGTTTTTCCAAGATAAGTTGATTTTCCATTTTTTGTTCAATCTCCTTAACTCTTGTCATTACTTCTTCCTTCTTATTAGACATATCATCTGGATGGATTTTAGTCCACAATGTAAAATGTTTTCTTTGAATAACCTTGGGATTATCTTCAAAAAATATTTGAAGAATATTATAACCCAAGTTAAATCCGTGGTTGGCAATCTTGGTCAAGAATGTTGATTTACCCACACCTGTTGGTGCTAACACAACACCAATCTCACCCTTAGCTAAACCACCTTTTAATAATCTATCGATACCACCAATACCCATAGGAATTGGGTGTCTAAAATCTTCGTTTAGTACATCATCCAAGTTTGAGAATACACTCAACATTCCGTTTTCATTGATACCCACTTGTAGGGCATCTCTAATCATTTCCTCAAGGGTATCGTAGTTTTCGAACTCACCCCCATCAATTACTTTTTGTGCTTTTGTGATAGCCTTTTGTAACTCTTGTTGTTTACAGAACTTTAACGCTTTCTCTTGAACGAAATCCCCACCAGAGATAGGTGCATCCTTAATTTTCTTAAGTGTGTCAATTACTACTTTAGCAATTTGTTCTTGTTGAAACTCAGATTTTGTGATTTGTTCCAATGTGTCAAAAGTGGGCACTGAGTCCCACTTTTGATTATACTCTTTAATCATCTGTATGATGAGTTTGAAGTATTTGTTTTCGAAATAATTAGGTTCTATTACATCAATTATTGACCTTGAAAAGGTACTATCTACCACAATTTGATTAAGTAGTTGTATCTGAAATGAGCTCCCTAAATAATCAAAATTTTTGTTAGATGACATAGTTTAAATTTGTTGTATGAATAAATATTACACTCTTGTATTAAGTCCAAGATAATCAAAAGAAAGGTCTCTTGCTGAAAATAAACTAGTTAATTCTGATAAAATTCCTTTGATTGTTTGTCTGATGTCAACTGTGTATCTAATCTTTGGAGGGTAGATTTTAGCGTCAAATCTTCTATGACAAAGTAACTTGTCCCCTTGTTTTAAATAAATGTTAAAGTACTCAGGGCCATCTACATAGGAGGTATTAAGGATGTCAGGTTTGTTTGTGATATCATATTGATTCTCCAACAAATAACTCACAGCTTTCATCTTAAGTTGATAATTCAAGTTATGGATTAAATCATCCATATACTCTTTGAAATCAACTGAATTTCTTGCATCAGGATTGTAATCTCTAACATTGAAGTATCTTTGAACTATGATGTTGTCGTTAACCATCATTAAGAACTCCAATTTGGTAATGTCTTGCTCTCTCATTGTGTTTTACTTTTTTGTTTTAAAATTGTGTTTTTCTTTTCTTGTAAGTTTTAAAAAGGGTTTTAAGAAATTAACCCAAGCGTCATCTCCTTTCGGTAAGAACTTAAAAAATCCATCTTCCATCATCATTTTAATTAGATTTCGATGTCCTCTTCCATCAGGGTCAAGTGTTTCTTTATAATAAAGTTCAACCACTTCTCTCCCTTCATCATCAATCAATGGGTTTGACAAATCTACAATCTTTTGGTTAATTTCAAAAAATTCTTCACCATAAATTCCAGTTCTTGTCTTACCTGTCAAAAGATTTTTAAGAGTGTTATTTTCTTTGTCTTCTTTAAGGAGATTTTCTGCCTTGGATAAAATATCGTTAATAGTTACGTCTTGTTCAAGTAGTTCAGGAAATAATTTGAATAAAGTTTTATCACCCAAATAATATATTCCATCAATATTGTCGGATTTATCTCCCGCTAATATTTTATAAACCAAAATATTGTTGTGAGGAATCTCGTGTTCCTTGAGTTTAATTTTATCACCAAAATTATACAATTGTTTG